TTGAAAGAGAATAAACTCTTTCATTTTTATATCCATAGCCATAATACCTTTGAAATACCTTTACCTAATAATCTTTACACGCATAAAAACAAAAAAGCCCCAGTTTTTAGGCTGGGGCTTTGAAGTTAATATTTTAGCTTATGCGTCGAGAGGCAATGTCTCAAGCATGAACAATCCTCTGTCATTTTGTTGAGGAGAGCCAACTTGAGTAGAGAAGTTTAGCGTGACCTGTTTATTGGCTCCGATTGAAGAAGAGAAGTCTTGTGAATCCAAGTTAAGTCTCTTGAGTACATATCCAACGCCTTCATCAGGATTCAAATCACTGTTAGCAACAGCAGGAGCAGCGAGTTTGATAACTGCGTCATAGAGACCATCTACATTTACTAGATCGACCAAGTTACCAGTAGTAAGATCTTGTACCAAAGCTGTAACAGAAAGAGTTACAGTAACTGGGAAATCAATTTCTCTTGAATAAGCATATCTGCTTCCGATCTTTTGCAATGGAGTTCTATTTAGACCCATTGAGATTGAGAAGTTTTGAATAGCGGCAGAAGTAGTTAAATCAGTACCGCCATAAGATTGACCCTGAGTCTTTGATAAAGAGAATGATATATCTCCATGTCTAAGAGCAGAAATCTTTCCCAAAGCGTTTTCACCATTAGGATTGCCTGTAGCTTGAGGTAGAATAAACGCACCTCCAGCAATAGCTCCAGCAGGAGTAACACCGGGAGCAGCACCTGAATTTCCATTGCTGAAATTCATGTTTAAGCACTCCAAGCTGACAGAAGTGGTTGGGAAGTCTCCTACAGCAGCGTTAATAGAGTAATTAGTTAAGAAACCGTTTCCTAATCCAATTGTGCTTCCTATTGTTTGGTTAGCAACAGTATCATTAGCAAAAGAAGAAGCATCATTACCTTCAGAAACTGTTCTGATGAAATAATTTTTAGTATTAATGAATCCGCTGGTTAGAATTCCAGATAAGCAAGATTGAGTAGCATTTGCGCTAGTGATATCAGAAATAGTAGTAATTCCATTGCTAATTACTGAAAATCCAAGGTTCTTTTCGTTGCCCATGTCTGTTAGCAAATAAGTGAAATCAACTCCTACGGTGGGTTGCTCTAGAATAATACGATCAATAGCAGCTAGATCGCCGAATTGGTTAACGTCTCTTCTTGCAATATTGAAATTATAATTACAAGATTGGACGCGAGAAAACTGGTTAATATATAAATTTCCAGTTTGTGGTGGTGCAGAAGCCGCTACGTCAACAATGTCTTTTGTGTTGAATAGTGCTTCTGATTGGTAAATTACACGATTTCTTGGCATATTTTTAATCCTTTAAATTTCTTTTTATTATTACATTTTTTATTCTGTTTTGAGAAATTATTATATGATTTCTTGTCTTTGCATCCAATAATCTCCCTGCATAAATACACCTTTAGTGGAATCTTGAGGAGAACTCATTTGACCTCCAAAGGTTAAAGTAGCTGTTTTGTTAGCTCCAATTGAGGAACTAAAGTCTAAAGATTCTAACTGCGCTGATTTAATTAAATATCTTACACCAGTTATCTTACCATAACTTGAAACTTCAGTTCCGGGTTTAATAAAAGAGACTGAAGTATTGAATTTAATATCTTTACTAGAAACTACATCAACTAAATTACCAGTTGCTAGTTCTGATACCAAAACATTGACAGAGAAAGAGTAGCTAACTGGAAAAGTAATTTCTTTTGCGAAATTAAAAGTATTTCCAAGTTTACTTAAAGATTCTCTAGATAAAGCCATTGATAAACTGAAACTTTGAGCGTTTAAAGAAGAAGACCTTGTATCAATTCCTAATCCTCCAGAAGCATAAAATGGAGTTAAATCAAGGATGATGCCTCCGGGTCTAAATGCAGATATATTTTGTGATAGGTCTGATCTGCTGTTAAAATCTGGAAGAGAATATGTCCCATTTACTCTTGTTCCTTCTTCGTCTATTGAAGGCAATGGATAACGTCTACCAGCAGAACTAGATTTAAAATCGTTGTCTCCAGTAACTATAGAAAAATTTCTAGCTTCATTACTAATTGCCACATTTGGGATGTCTCCTACTGCTGCATTAATAGCGTAATTTGTAATAACAGTATTTCCAAAAGCGATAATGGCTTGATCCAGTGTGCCGGTTGTCGCAACACTTACGTCATTTCCTTGAGGCACAGTTCTTACAAACAAATTTTTTTCGTCACTTGCTTTTGTAAGTATTCCGCTTAAACAGGTTATATCTACAATACTAGAAGTACCTTCTGGATAGTTATTTGCTAAAGTTGGAGAAAAAGTTGATTGATTGCTCGTACCGCCAATCCCGACATTAACTGGAATATTAACAATAGAAACTGTGGTTGCGATTTGAGAATTATTTATATAAATAACTCCTGATCCTTTATCAGTTATTGAGACTCCTGTTGCTTGACCCGCATATAATCCTCCAGTAGCCACGCCAAAAGAAAGTACAGGAGGCATATTTCCACCGGCTTGTGGCAATGTTAAAGTAAATGAATTTAAATAACCTTGACCGCCATCAGCAATAGAAGCCGCAGTAATTCCAAATTCAGATTGCCCAGAAGCAGTAATTGTTAAATTTACAGCAGCACTTCTCTTCAAAGAAGTCGTAGTGAAACCTAATTCTTCTTCATTCTTAAGACCGTTTTGATAGTAATTAAAATCAATATTTATTACTGGTTGCTCTATAATGATTTTGTCTATTGCGGCTAAATTTCCAAATTGATTTACATCTCTTCTCGTAATATTAAAGTTGTAATTAATACTTTGTATACGATCTAAATTAGCTAAATTTGGAAGCAAACCTGCTTGCATAGTAGCAAGACTAGCCGTGGTGGTTCCTGCTCCAGAGGCTAAAGTTCTTGTAGCAAGAGGATCTAATTGATTTAATTTTTGAGTAGGAACATTTACATTGCTTCCTGTAACAAACTTATAGTGACCAGATATGGCTGGCGAAGGGCCAACGTATAATGCTTCATTTTGGTAAATTACTCTATTTCTTGGCATATTTTTATGTTTGTCTTGGCTCTCTAAATTTAACTAACTCGAAATCAATTAGTCCATAATAAGAACCGGGATTAATATTGTTCTCTCTATCTCTTACACCTGCGACCTTTGAGACGGAAACTCTATCTATCATGCAGTAGTCTTTGCCGCTTGTAATGTTATTATAATTAAAAACTACCCCGCTCTTAAAGCTGCCTAAAACATTAAATGGATTGTATGTTGGATCAATTAGAGGAACGTTGTCGTAATTTCTATCTCTAAATAATGAACAAACTGCATCTAATGTATATTGTGAATCAACAATAACAATGGCCCTAAAGTCTACTCTCGTTTCGTCTGTTCCGCCGAAAGCCCAAGGATCATTTGTGCTTCCATTATTTTTGATGAAAATTACAGGGTAAGTTATCGCATTTTCTTTTAAAGAATCCTTTAAAGACCCAGCAGGGGTTTTATTTCTTCTAACGTATTGAGTTTCAAATAATAACACTTCTTCTGGTTGAGATGTCATCAACACGTTAAACTCTTTAACCGAATAAGTTCCAGAAACATTAAGAGATCCAGAACTTAAATAAATCTGACCTTCTGAATAGTTTATACCACTTAGAGGGCTTTGACCTAAATTGTAATTTGCGCCATTTATGCTAACTCCCGTCATTACTGTTGCTCCAGCAATTGAAGAGTCATATACTAATCCTTTATAAGGACCATTATAAGCATAAAAACCATTCACATAAGAAGAATTAGCAGGAAATGTAGTATTTACGTTATAGTAAGCCTCACCCTTGGATAGCAGAGTGTGATCAAACCACATTAAAAACGATGAAGATATTTGATTGTCAAATTGCGGTTTCATTGTTTGAGTTTATCCTTTAGATTTTTTAGTATTGTACTCAAGTATTTCACAGTAGAAAAAGAGCCTGATCTAACTTTGTCATCTGCCTGAATACCGCCGCCAGATCGGCTAGGCTCAGGAGATTTAAATTTTCCAGACAAGTAATATCCCAATCCAGAAATGCCTCTTTCAATTCCTCTAACCCAGCTTCTTCCAGCTTCCCAAGGTAATGGAGTTTTTTGTTCTATTGACTTTAATGTAGGAACTGAAACAGGGAATTCGAATTGAACACCTGTTTCTGTAGTTCTTGTTTTTGGAGTTCTATTTAGTAGAATTTCTTCTTCTAAAGCTTGCCTTACCTGCTGCGTAGGCTGAGAGTCTTGATCAAATCCAATAAATGAAAATAAATTAGAGTCAGGTTTTGTTCCGGGTAAAGTTTTTGAGATGTTTTTTCCTTCGGCTCCCATTTCTAATTCGACAGTAACTGGGTGCTGATCAAATTCTTTTATTGTTTGATTTTTAAGTCTTTGAAATTCTTTTTCGGCTCTTTGGTAGGCTAAATTCTGAATGTCTTTACTGAAAAGAAGTTTTTTGACTTCTCTATTTAAAATTGTCTTATTTATTGTAGCCATTACATTATTTCCTTCATCATGTACTCGTAATAAGGTTCATCAATATATCTTTTAACTACAAAACCATATTGCACATTCCAAGATTTATTGTCGAAAGTTATTCTTTCTGTTTTACCATTTTCAATGTAATCTTTGGCTTCTAAGCGGACTCTTATTCTTGCAGTAGTATTAGGATTTTTAATCTCAGAATTTAAAGACACAATGTCTTCATCTGGACTACCATAAAATATTCTAGCTTTATAAACACCAGAGACTGGCGTATAAGTTACGCTATCAGGCAGTTGATCTGTTGGATAACCAAATACTGGAGTTTCGTTAACAGAAGTTATATTTTTAATAGGCTCTTTGTAGACGACAATATCCCTAGATAATGTATCAAAAAGATCATTATAACTTGATCCAAAACTAAGTCTTTGTGCGTCTGTTATTAAAGATGCCATAATTAAACTCTATTAAATGGTCTGATTGAATAATACTTATCAGTAATATAAGAACCAGCTACAGTATCGTCGCCAGCAACTTGTAGAGGACCAACGTCGTTAATATTGTAATCATTAACCATCGCAGTTAATTCATTAAGTGAATTTTTCTTTGCTTCTAAGTATATTTTACTGGTTTCGTTTCGGTTGATTCTGCGAACAGTTCCACCGCCATCTGTAACTTCCAACAAGCTATCTCCATTTATTGCATTTAAAGTTTGCTTGACTTTTAGATCGTAAAAATAACATTCATAGATCTTTTTATAAATAGACTTTTCTGTTTCTCCCAAATTGGGCACAAGCTCCAAAGAAGCGTCGTCTATAATAATGTCTTTGTTCAGTTTATTATTAAGAATACCTATATTGCTCCTAAGCCAATAACTAATAGCTGGTACTGATAGATCACTTGGTTGACCTAATTCGAAATAGAGTTCTTGAGCCATGTCTACGATTTTCATATTAGTATGTTATTTCTGGATTAATTACAAAATAGCCACCTTCAACAGTACGAGCATAATTTTCTCCCGAGAAAACTTGAACATCGTATAATAAGTAACTAGATGGTAAAGCCGCCATTCCTGTTCTACCTATGCTGATATCGATATATCCGCTGACAAAACTTTCTCCTGCGGCTCCTGATATGATTTTTGGATTTAAGTCTAATAAAATACCAGAGCTTGGTACATACACATTGTCGTTTGTATATCCTGCCCCATAACTTGCTCTTACATAGCCAGAAGCCGTGAAGCCTGATAAGTTTATGACAACTCCATCAGAGTCACGGGCAACAAGTCTCTTATAAAAAGAGTTTCCTTGTGTACCTGTTAAATTCATACACATTATTACACAAAAAAAGCCCCTTTCGGGGCTTGAGAAGAGATATTTTAAAAATTAAGGCATAATTCCCGTTGGAACTGGCTCAGGAGGAGTTGGAGGAGTTGGTTCAATAATAGAGAGACTTGCTTCAGATGTTTCTATTGATCCAGCTATATTAGTAGCTTTTGCTTTATAGAATCCTACATTATCTTGTGTGACTCCACTTATGACATACTGAGAGGAATTAGAATCTGGAATAGATTGATCGTCTTTAAACCACTCAATAGTAATTGGTTGATCTCCATCAAATACAGCAGAGAAATATGCGTTTGCTCCAGAAGGCATAGATAAGTCACTTGGATTCGATAAGATAAATGGAGCTACAAAAGTATTCAATGAAGCTAAATTACTATTTGTACTTCCTACAGGGTTTTGAGCTTTTACATAATAGGTTCCTATATTAGTTTCGGAGACTGAATTTATAGTAAGAACTTCTAAATTTGCTCCTGAAATAAGTTCTTGATTCTTATACCATTGATAAGAAATAGGAGCATCTCCAGAAGCTACTACAGTAAATACAGCGGGAGAACCACTAAGAACTTTTAAATTTTCAGGCTGAGTAGTAAAGTATGGAGCGACTGCTTCAGTATATCCTAAGTTTTGTAATACTACATTTTTTACATAATTATAATCTGCTGCGGCTGTTTGCTCAGGGGGCCAATCTTGCCAGTCATCTCCCGCAAGATTAGTAAAAGTTTTATCTAAAACTAATCCTTCAGGATTTTTCATTACGACTGAAAATCTAATTCCATCATGAGGGTCAAATGCGTTAAAATCAACGCAAAGTTGCGTCACATTTGCGCCAGATGGTTTTGGGTAAACGGGGATAAATATTGTATTCATTTTCTTATTTTAATCTAAAATTAAGTTATTCTAATATTTTTTACACTTTATAATCCAAATCTTCCTTTTGTAGCATTGTAATTTTGCAAGACCTGAGCAGCAGATAAAGAAATATTATAAACTCTTGCCTCTCCAACATAACCATATAAAGAAGCAACGTCACTATGCGCTTGCGCGACATAAACAGAGCTATTTCCAGTAAAGGTTGTATTTAAATCATTTATTGTATATACGATAGAACCATTCACATAAAGAGTTAAAGAACTACCAGATTTTGTTGCTATAACATGAGTCCATTTTGAAACTGGATTGTATTCATTAGCTTGATAAACACCTGTAATAGTTGATCCACCTGCTTTATACTGAACATATAATCCTGTATATAAACCAGATCTCCATTTTGCAATATATACAAAGTTACTTGAATTTGTGCCTAAGCTTATTATTCCTCTATAAGTATTATCTGATGCAGTTGCCGCATCTAAATAAACCCAACACTCCATGCTAAATGAAGCTGATCCTAAATTCAACGCAGAAACTGTTGAAGTATTATAATAACTATTATTATTAGGAAAACTTAATAAACCACCGTATAAATTAATATAAGAAGATGTTCCACTTGCAGATGCATTTATTGCATTTCCGCTAACATCATACCATGTTGTACCTGCTCCAGCATAACTATATGGATTGCCAGCATCAAGATTTAATACAAGACCATTTTGTACAATTGTATTTGCAAATTTTGACTTTTGAGCTTCATAATTTTGTAATACTTCTGCGGCACTTAATGCTTTATTATATACTTGCATAGCATATATGTTTCCAGTTAAGTATCTACCGCCAGTAAATCCTTGGACTTGTCCAATCAAAAATCCATCAGTCATTCCAGTATAACTCAGACTTCCATTGACAGAAGTCGAAGATGCCATTAATACGCCATCAACATAAATTCGTTGATTTGTTCCATCGTATGTGCCAACTACATAGTAAATTTGGTCATTATTAGGAGATATGCCTGAATTTAACTGAAGAGATGTTGATCCATTACCTACAAAAAATCGTATAGGTCCGCCAACTACTCCTAACCAATAACCCTGTACACCAGTATCTCCATATCCGGCTATAAATTGAACCGATTGTCCATTATTTATAGTCTTAAAAAAAACTCCTAAACTTATACTATTACCCCGAAGAATTGCGTTAGCTCCTACACTCACATAATCATTGGAACCATCAAATTTCAAAGTTCCTTTGTTATAATAATCATAAAGCGGCATATTTGCCACAGTTCCATTGCCAAATAATCCATTGTCATCATTTCCCGCTAAATCAACTATACTTCTATCAGTATTAGATATACCCCATTTTTGTCCAAGATATGTGTGGACTTGTTTTAATTCTGTAGCTGTTAATTCTCTATTAAAAATAATTACTTCAGCAATCTTTCCATTTAAATAAGTTGATTGTTGACCTAATCTAATTACACCTGAAGCATCAGAATTTGCAATGACACCTGTTGTTGTTGCAGAAGTTCCATTTAAATATACTTGCCTTGTAGTGCTAGAAGTGCCTTTAAAAACTTTTGTAAAAATATAAGTCGTAGATGTAGTAATTGAACTAGTCGCATATTTACCACCATCACCATAATATGCATAATAAGTACTTCCATTATGTAAAGTAAGTCCATTATTTAATGAATTATTTATAGAAACTAATCCAGCATCCTCGGTGCCTGTTGTTTGACTAGCTATAGCGAATATTGTATGAGTAACACTTAAATCTAATGAATTAGAAGTACTTAAAGAATCATTTGTTCCATCAAAAGTTACTGTTTTTCTAGAATTTGTACTAGAATTTCTAGTTGGTTGATTGGCAGCGGTGGATTGATTTGCATGATTATTTAATCCACTTTTATCACGCCATTGACTTACTAAAGTTCCTGAACTATAGCTAAAAGAACTATCGTCAGATGAATCTAACCACAAAATCAAACCATCTTTTACTGATAAATTTGCGCTTGGATATGATTTATTTTGTGATGGGTCTAAGCATAAAACTAGACCATCTAATATAATTTTTGGAGAGTATGTTAATGACATATTATTTAATCCACCACCATAGTTTTGTACTAATATTATTTGCTGTAGTTACAGCAGATGTTACCGAAGTAGTATAAGCTGACCAAACTATATTATCATCATATCCTACTTTGGCAGCGACATTTACATCACGATCTTGACCAGTATAGTTATCACTTGTTGTTGATATTCCAATAGCAAGAGTACCATCAGCATCAGCACCTGTACCTGCTTCAAAATCGCCAGTTCTAGTTAAATTAAATGCTCCGAATGGTCTACCAGCATACAATAAAGCTTCATGAAATCTGCATAAGCCAACCACTGGGGCATTTGTAATTCCTGTATTTGAAACGTCTGCTGTAGGAGTAAAACCATAATCACTTAATCCGTTATATTTATGAAAACTATTTTTTACAGAGAATTTTAAATTATAACTTAAATCAAAAGCTTTTAAAGATCCTCTTGGTAGTGATACATTGTTTCCATAACTACTATAGTATTGAGTTCTACTAGCATCTGGTGCCCAAACTTCTTTCCATCTTACTTTTGTATTCCATTGATAATACCAATCTGCACTTGCGCTGCTTGTTACCGTAGTAGCAGCAGCAGAAGCTAAAATTCTAAAATGGTTAATTTTCATATTACCAAAATTAGAAGAAACACAATTCATTGCAGTAGTTCCAAAAACTGAATCGGAACTATTTGCTTTTAAACTCCATTGATAATCAGTATCCCAACTTCCTACAAGCATCCAACCAGTTTGCCCATATTCATCTCTTGTAGTCATGTCACAATATACTTGTTTTACACCATTTGAAGTAATTATATAATACAAGCCACTTGCGACATCTCCGCGTTTTCTAGTAATATCTAATGCAGAATAAGCGGGATTCGTCAGAGAAGATCCATAATTTGAATAGCGAGAAGCTTTTAGGATATATATGTTTTTGCTTACTAAATAATCGTTATAAACTTCAGAAGCATTTAATGCTTTTTTATAGACTTTTACTTCTTGTATTTTTCCATGCAATAAAGAGGGTCCACAGTTATTTGCAATATAACCCATGTTTATAGCACCATCCCAAAAATATGAATTATTAGTTAAGGCAGAAGATGTAGAATCCAGAACACCATTTTTATAAATTCTTATTACAAAACCAGTATAAGTTATTACAATGTGAGTCCATTCATTTCTATTGATTGTTGTGCTTGTTGATGTTCCTGTATCTGAAGAGGTATGAGTATTATCTGCTGCTGATCTTATTTGAGCTATTAAACTAGTTGTACTAGAGTTAGCAGATGCACTAGTTAAGTATGCAAACAATCCTAAATAATAAGCACCCGGAAGGCCAGTTCCCGGCAATTCGAAAATAGTAATTCTTTTATCTCCGCATGCATTTAGAGGAAAATTACTAGAATTTGGTCTTAACCAAAATTGTAAACTAAAATCATATCTATTATCAATAATAGCTCCTGATGAGTTTTGTGCAGAACTGATACTCATTGTATAGCTATTAATTCCATCAAATAATGGACCCTCATCATCAAACAACATAGATGTTAAATCTATGCTTTTATTATTTCCACTTAAATCGACTAAACCTCCACCGCCAGCTAAAGAATTTGTTCTTGCAGTAGTATTAAAAGCTGTTGGAAAATCAGCTTCTTCAAATTTAAAATTAGCAATATAAACATCCCCGGCTGGATTATCATCATTATAAGAAGGCAAAGTATAAGTTCCTCTGAAATATGAATAACTATCAACTGGAACATTTGTACAAATAATAGAATAACCAAAAGTCCATTTTCCCACTATAGTAAGATCAAAAGTACTATACATTTCAGTAGAAACATTATTATATATTCCAGATCCTCCTCTTGGAGTTCCAAAAAATCTACTTGACGAAAGAGTAACGATATTTGGAGCCGTTTGATAATACCAAAAGCTTACTATATAAGTTTTGCCATAAGCAACGCTAAAATCACTTGCATTGCCCCAATAATTATTTCCACTTACGAGTTTATAAACATCACTTTCTAATTTAAATGGCAATCTTCCTGCTCTTGGATAACTAGTAACTTTTAACCAACGGTCTCCTGAAAAACCTAAATAAACTCCATTAGCTAAATTTGCACTATCTGGTCCACGAAAACTTTTTGGATCATTTACATTATAATATAAGCTTAATCCTGTTCTTGATATTTGTAAACCTTTATTAACTGTACTCATATTATGGTAAATTATGTGTTTTCTTGTGAGCTATATAATTTTGATAAATTTCTTTTTCTGAAAATGCTTTTCTGTAAATGCTTTGCATATTGCAATAACCTTTAAATGGAGGATAAGCTAATGTTCCTCCACCATCCGCTTGACCTCCCAATCCAATATAAAAATTTCCAGTTATTCCATTAGCGTAAGTACTTCCAGTAGCAGCAGAATATTGACCTTGAGAAACGCCATTTAAATAAATAGTAAAACTATTGTTTACTGGATTATTGACTACAGTTATTAAGTAATTTACGCCAGATGATATTGTTGGAACGGGTGTATTCTGATATCCACCAACAGTTGTTCTAACGTATCCAAATACAGTAATAACTCCAGCGGGACTAATATTATAATAAATACAAATACCACCATATCCTGCTCTACCAAATAATACTCCATTTCTATATGGAATTGAAGCACTAATTGTTCCTGATCCAGTTGTTGTTAAATCAACGGCAGAGCCACCAGAACTAGTTGATACTTGAAAAGTATTAGACGTAGGATTAATTATATAGTATGGAACTACTGTACTTGAATCTTGAAGTGGACTTGGCAACGAACCTCCTGAAACTGAAAAGCCAATTCTATCTCCTGCTACTAAATTATGGGTAACACTTGTTGTTATATAATTTGTGGTAGTATTAACGCTTGATATTGTAAAAGATGTAGGCGAATAAACTCTTGGAGCATCAAAATTTACAATAGCTTCTATTGTAAATGCTTGAGATGGGTCAAGATTTGTGATATCAAATCCTGTATCAACATAAGTGCCAATTCCATTATAATAAATCCCATTAGTATCAAAAACACTATTATCAAGACTAGCATTAAATCTATTTCCACTTAAATCTATTAACCCGCCGCCGCCAGTAATAGTATTTGCTGTGCGAGAACCATTAACAAATGCGGTTTGATATTCTTTTTGTTCTAATTGTATTTTTTCTACATAGAAAATATCTCCAATAGAAGGAACGCTCCATAACACTCCTACTTTAATAGTTGAACACCCTGCCGGTATTTTAAATTTACTGACCACCCAACCATCTGTAGTTCCAAAAGGTGCCCCAGTCCATAAGATATCTGTTCCACTGCTTACATTGTAAACATATAAATAAGCTTCTGCTGAACCAGATCTATAACCAAATGCACTAAGAGTATAAATAGAGCCAGCAGTTACGCTTATAGAATCAGAAAGAATACCCGGAGTACTACTGCCTTGGTTAGAAACTACTTTTATATAAGTTTTTGAATTGATTGTCTCAATAGTAGTTGTTATATTTCCATTATTATTCCAACCTGTGGTTGAAGTAAAATCAGGATTTGATATTAGATTTGTAGTCGTTTCTCCTCTATTGCTTAAGTTTGTCAAGTAATCATATTTAACCGCTGGAGTGACGTAAGCTTTTTGTTCAACTTGAAATTTTGCAATATACATTGCTCCACTAGTTAATCTGTCATTGTAAATATACCAATTAGAAAAATACTTTACAGTAGAATCAAGTGCCCCATTATTCACGACAGCAACTACTCTAACCCATTTATTTAAATATGCTGTATTGTATGACCAGTTTTGATCAAGCACACCATTTACATAAAAATACCATCCATAAGATCCATAAAAAGAACTAACAAATCCAGTTACAGAACTTGCAATATAAGTATTTATATATCCTGCAAGACCTCCATTGTATCCATTATAAACTTGAGTTAAATAAGCATAAAATGAAAAAACAAGATAAGGACCAGATATAGGAATAAGAGAGCCAGAAGTTAACCCTCCATTGTTGTTGTATAAAATAGTATTATTAGAAAAAGCAGGATTAGTAACTTGATGATATAAAACGCCTCCGCTAGGTACATTTTTGAAAAAATTACCATCACTTAAGTCTTCTGAAAAAGATGGATATGAGGTAGCTACAGTTAAACTTCCTCCTTGTGCGCCAATAGAAATAGCATTAGCTAAATTAGAAGTAGCTTCTCCCCTAAAGCCTTGAATAACTTTACTGTTGTAATAAAACAGCAAATTATCTTTAACTATTCCTATGTTTCCCTGCTTGACGCTCATATTTTATTATATTAAGAAGAAGGCAAAAAGACTTTTCCTATTACTGGATTATTTGCAGTTTGGAATCTTGTAATAATCGCATCAATTTGTGGTTTTAATTTATTAAATGCCATTTGGCAGATCTCTTCTTCAGTTAAATTATTGGTCTCAGAGAATGGCAAAGTATGTTCAATATTTGTATATTTGCTAGAATTAGTGTCCGTGATTAAAAATCCTACAATAGTAGAATTTGGAGATTCACTTGGGCATAACTCATATTTGTATATTTTATATTCGATATTTTCCATAGAATTTTATTTATATAATGGGATGTAAACTGTGTCTCCGGGACTAAGTGCGCCAGTTTGAATTGGCAACCAACCAACAAATGTTTTGCCAGCCGTTCCTCCTGCTGCTCCTGCTAATAATGCAGTTTCCACTCTTAAAACAGGGTTAAAGCTATCGCCTTTAATATGTAATCTTGCGGCATTTGGAGTTACGTTGCCAATTCCAACGTTTGCAGATGTGCTAATTTCAATAGCTTTTGTACCATTTAAGCCTAAGTATCCATAATCTCCAATACCGTCTCCGCCATTAACATAAAACTGCATTGGTTGAGCGGTACAAGCTATTCTTGCAACACCATCGCCAATAGCAAAAGAAAGTATTTGATTCGCTACTGCTGAATTTCTTTCTACTAATCTTAAAGTAGTTACGTCATCTTGTTGTATAACTGCTGTATCATAAAGTCTAGCATTTACAGATTGAACGCCATTATTTACAATAAATGGCCTGTTTGAACTAGAATAAGAAGGCGTACCAACATGAAGTCTTCCGCTTGGACTTAAAGTGCCAATTCCTACATTATCTCCAAATAGAATAGCATTTCCTTGATTATTTACATATAAAGGCTTGGAACCCCAGCTTTGAATATAGGCATAAGAACCATCTGCGCCCAAAGTTAAATCAGTATTATTACTATTTCCAATTGCGGCTGCATATGTATTTTTTGAAGTTGTAGTAAGAGCGGCTGCGAGAACAGTTAATCTAGATGTCGCGCTATCTGTTCCAACAGCGAGACTTGCTCCACTTATATAGCAGTCTATTGCCCTTGTAGATCTAATTGAAGATTTCCAATGAACAGAGTCATCCCATAGAGTAACAGCACTTGCAACATTCCAAGAACCTGCACCGTCATTTGAAGCGTACCATTTAGTTCCTCCACCCGGAGACATTACAAATAACTGATTATTACTATTAGCATTATGATGAGTCCAAGTTCCTTCTCTATAATATATTCCTGCGCTTAAATAAACTTCAGAATCCCAAGGAAGGATTCCATAAGCCGCCATACTAGAATTTTTTCTAACAACAATTGCTGAATTAGAAGTGCCATTTGTGTCAATAGAAATACCAGAAGCTCCTGCAAAATCTGTACCAATTGTTAATCTGGAACTAGGAGCAGCAGTTGAAGTAGCTAAACCTAAATTACCTCTTTGAGAAATGGCAAATTGTCTATTGACCCCTCCGCTTACATTCCAAACCGCAAATGTAGAATTTTCATCTGCACCAATTCCTCCTTGGCCAGTAGCACTAGCCGTTCTTCCTAGAACTAATTGAATAGAAGCACTTGCTGCGTTTATTTGCGCTCCATAGTTTACTCTCTTATTAGCAATAGCAACTCCAACACCTAACTCATCAGCAACATAAAGATCAGCACCAACAGTAAGATTAGTACCAGCACTAATACTTGTACCTGCGCTTATACTTCCTGTAAAGGTTCTATTGCCGGGGTGATAAACTTTTATAATTTTCCATCCAGAAATACGACAGGCTCTTGTTCCAGTTCCTGCTGTATAATTGAATAAAGCTTGAGGAGTCCAATATTTTGTACCAGATACAAATTGACCAACTGAGCTTCCAAATCCAGTAATATAACCACTTACTTTAGTCCAACTAGTACCGGGACTATAATTACTCATTACCCAATAACCATAAGAACCGGGATTGCCTCCTAAACTACTAAAATTGTGATCGAAATCTTGGCTTCCCATGTAGTGACCTTGATTTGTTCCTACATTTTGAATCCAACATTCCATGTAGAAAATATCACTAGTGTCTACTGGAATATAAGGGAAGCCAGAATCAGCAAATCCACCAACATTAGCTGATCCATCAATATAAATACAATAACCCCCGGGAGCATCAGCTACTGCTACCCAAGTGACACTACTACTATTAAAATATTTTTGAAGTTCAGCTTGGCTCCATGTGGGGTCTATTTCAAATACCGTTTCTCCGGGAGAATAGTGGCCAAGCGGATAACCTTCAGAATTACTAATTCTACTATTCGTTCTTAGGATTCCACCTCTAACGTCTAGTTTTTCGGCTGGATTTGTTGTATTTATTCCTATAGTATTAGCAACATATAAATTACCATTTCCAATAGTAGAAGAAGCAAACGAGCTTCCTAAACTATATCCAACACCAATACTTTTATCTACTGTAAAATTACCCCAACCATCTGATCTAAGTAAACCTTGCTGACTTACATCTGATCTTGAAGTGTTAATTATCGTTCCTTCTGTATCTTTTACATAATAAATATAGTTACCTGCACCGTCTGCGCCTAACTTTATATTTCCACGAACATCTAATTTTTGTGAGGGATTTGTTGTTCCAATACCAACATTACCATTACCATCAATTATCATGTCGGTATTAACGCCTCTATTAAATTTTAAAACAGCAGCGGCGAAATTTCTTGTAATTCTTGCTTCTTCAGTACCAGCAATATCATAATATAGTTCTAAATTTGAAGTACTATTCCATCTGCCAAATTTAGTTCTAGATACATATGTTGAAACGTATTCATTCAATATACCCATATGATATGTGGCGTCTAAATCTGTTATAAATGAACCACCATTATCATATACATGAAGTTTACTACTAGGACTTGTAGTACCTATACCGACACTACCTTCAACAATTAATCCATTCGCTGGAGCAGATACATTGTAGCTATTTGAGCCAATGCTCGCGGCTCCAATTACTGATAATTTATTTGCTGGGTTACTCGTACCAACACCAATTTTATTATTAATTAAAACGAAGTCTCCACTTCCATATTGCCCAGCGACAACCCTATCATCAGCAAAGACTTCTAGGACTGGAAGACCTGCGGAATTGTTTACTGACATTAACGAATCACTGAGGTCATCAACGACTGAGAATAGGGTTCCGTTTGTACCGTCTGTTCTAAAAACTGTTTCGCCAGCGACAGAAGAAACGACATGAAGTTTACCTGTTGGATTTGTCGTTCCAATTCCAACATAAGATCCGGGTTTGATCTTGATTGCGGTTTCCCAAGCATTTCCTGCGGTATTCCCTATGTTAAGATTTAAATTATCTGTATAAGAACCCGGATATAAATCAGTTACAAGTTGAACATAACTTAAAGCCCTTAGATATCCCCCTGCAATTAATGCTCCATCTGTTCTAAGAGTATCTTCCGCGCCACGATAAAGATTAGCTTGAGCATCTGCACCAAATGTTATGCCACTTGCTGCTGTTGTAGAACCCGCACCACCAACTGACAAGAGAGTAGTTGGAGAAGCCGTTCCTATTCCAAGTTTACCTGCCGCATTTAGTGTCATCAAATTAGTACCGTCACCATAACCTTTTCCACCTTTGTTCCACTCATATGATCTACTAGCAACAGAATTGGTGTTATCAATTTGAAACACTAAATTATATTTTGCACTTATTACCGCATTATCGTCATTATTAAAACCTATACTAGATGCTGTAGTATTTGGTACTTGACCAATTTGCAAAAGACCACCGTTAGTAGTTGATGTCGTAGTCCTAATTAATACATTACCAGCAGAATTGATTCTTACTCTTTCCGTTCCGCTAGTCACAAAAGCTATATCAGGATAAGGTCCAGTATCTCTATAAGTAGCATCAATTGTAGCTAATGAAGCATTTGTATAAAGATGTAAAGCTCTATCAAAACTAGCATTTCCCGGCTCTTGGATTACTAAACCTACATTTGATGATTTTTGCTTAATAAAAACCATTGCACTTGTCCCAGTGCTTGAAGGCCAATCCCCTCCAAGACCAACATGTAATGGAGCTAATGGAGAAGTTGTCCCAATACCAACATTACCACCATCTCCTTTGATGGTCATACGAGTAGTCATCGTCCCTGCTACATTTTGTCTAAATCGTATGTCTCCGTAAACTTGTGCAGCACTTACTGGATAGGTATTATCTATAGAAGAGATAGCACTGTTTGCATTATAAATTAAATTTAATCCGTGTGTTTCAGAATTATTGTAACTTATTTTAATTCCATGATCATCCGCACTTGTATTATTAATTCTAACAAATGGATTGGCACCATGTACATTTAACAACGTGCTAGGACTTGTTGTGCCTATACCAACATTGCCTCCAAGTGGTGCTAAAATTATATTCCTATCATTGTCAACAGCAATATCTGTTGCTTGAATCCATCCATATCCTCCATCTGCGCTAATACCGAAATTGAGTTGAGTAGGACCTACACCGGGGCCTCTAATTTTTAGCATACCCGCATTGTCATCAGGAGTTCCGTAACTGCCTACTATGTCTAATTTTTGAGTAGGACTTGTTGTACCTATACCAATATTCCCATCATATTGAGCCGTAAAAACTTGATGCATATTAGTGTCAGCTTTTCTGACAGAAATGCCAAAATTACTTAACCAATAACTTGTTGCATCAACCTTATAACCAGCCAACCTTACAGAAGAATGATCATTTTGAACTAATTCAATTACCGCAGGTATATTTAATCCAGTTTGATAATTTACTACTTGTATATTTGAAATATTACCGGCAGAATTACTATTCCAAGTGCTAGTATTTTTGTTATCATATAAAACCAATTTATTAGGTGGATTTGCTACATTTATACCAACATTACCAATTTCATTTAAATATAATGCATTTTGTACGCCTGACGGATGAAATGCTATAGGTCCAATAGTTGTATAAATGTTAAGAGAGTCAACTCCTCCCCAACCCGCATTGCTTCTATTTTTAAAAATTTGAGCGTTACCGTTGCTTGTTACTAAGAAGAGATCAGTATATAATGTATTATTAGTACTTCCTAAAAAGAATTCAAGAGAAGTTTGATTATTGTAAAATCTTCCAATGTTTTTGTTAGTATCATAAACATCCAATCTATAAGCAGGATCTGTTGAGCCTATGCCAACGTGACCATTAGCATATTGAATTATCATTCTAGTTATAGAATTAGTACTATCTCTAAAATGCAAATCACCATCCGCATTAACAGTATAAGTCTTATCTGTTGTACCAATGTACCATCTGCTTGTATCTCCTAAAAATAGACCTTCGTTTGGACCACCTTCTATATTTATTGAAGTGCCTATAGAAAGACTCTCCATGAAGTTGCTAGTGCTAGTAGAATAAAATCCGCCAGCAGCGACTAATTGAGAATCTGTTTTTATTTGAGAAGCCGTGCTTCTGTATAGATTAGCGACAGCATCTCCTCCAAGTGTTATACCGCTTGCTGGGGCTGTTGAACCTACTCCGCCAATATTTAAAAGAGAACTTGTAGTTCTTGTGCCGATTAAAACTCTTGATCCGCTTATTGCAAAATTTAAATTACTAAGATGATCTTCTACAGATAAAGAATAATTTGATGAGTGATCTCTAATTCTTAAACCGGCGTTTGAACTTAATTGATTTGCTGCGGATACGTTATTACCTCTTTCTAATAAAATTATATTTGTAGCCGCTGGATTTGTGAATAATTCAGAAAAATAGCCAATAGGCTGAGAAGTGTTTGAATTTCTAGTAACATTTAATCTTCCTGTGACAATAGTAGTTCCAATACCAACATTTGCACCATTTGGATTTAATAACAATGGATAGTTTGCACTTAAATCTGTTTCGTCCGTGGATTGAATCCAAGCACCATTTCCGCCAGCCCTTATGCCAAAATCTAGGACAGCATTGTCTGTAGTATTGCTTATTCTGAAAATTCCACTTTGAGTTGTGGCAATAGAAGCAGGATTTCCAACTGTACCTTCAATTTGAAGTTTTTGTACAGGTCTTGTCGTGCCAACGCCAACATTACTAGCATAACCAACCGACATTATTACATCAGCTACTAGATTAGCTGATCTATTAATAGCAAAGTCTATTCTTGTGTCTGTATTACTATTCCAATAAGGAGTAATTTGAGCGCGATAACCAGTAGTAGTATCATATCTTAATTGAATACCCTGCCCTTGAGTAGAAGCAATGTCTAAATTAAAAAGAGCAGTTTGTAGATTTCCTAAACCTAAAAAACCATTATTTCTAAGAACGAAAATATTACTTCCATTTGTATTTCCATTATAAGCAATATTTAAAAAGTTAGTATCAAGACCAACAGAATAAAAAACTCCACCATTTCTTTGAAGTCTTACTACTTCAGAAAAAGCTCCCTGAGCATTATTAATATGCAAACCTCCAGAAGGCAATACCGTTCCAATTCCAACGCATCCATCTCTACTTATAGCAAAATCAGTATTGTCTGTAACTCCAGCTCTAGTACTTCTAAGTATTTCAAATTGTGAATTGTAATTTCCACCATTTCCAGCCCTTGCAACTGTTCCCAATTTCCATTTCCAAGCATCGCCAAGATTAACAGAGTAATCCTCAACAGAATCAAATTGCAAATAAGCTTTTAAAGCACCCGTTGTCAAATTGAATCCAGCAAATGGAAATCTTAAGTATTGACCATATGAGCTATTGTAAACATCATGCCCTACAACAACATTTCCAGATACTTGTAGTTTTTCTGCGGGAGCGGTTGTATTTATTCCAACGTTTCCAGCAGAAGTCACATAAAGTCTATTTACATCATTAGTTTTTATTGAAATAGGCTGCGAGTCAGATGTCCTGACTGTCAGCGTCCCTGCTGTTGAATTTACATCATTAGATGCTGGTGTAATTACGATATCGCCCATATTTTTATTCCGTATACCTTTCAGTTACAAGTTTAGAAACATCCTTACGCTCTGCAAAAATTGTATAGTAATAATTATATATATTATCATCACTATCTGTATAAATGTACACTTTGTTGTGGCCTATTTGATCTACACTATAGTTTCTTATTTTACCATCTTTGCGTTTGCCTATTGATGTTAAATCAACGGTTATTGAATCATCATGAACTAAACCTGACCAATAATGAGGTAGGTTTATTTCGCTATTATTATTTTGGCCTCTGAAATAGACGCCGTTTTCTGGGCCTTCTAAAGAGGCATGCGCCAATCTCTTGCCAGAAATTGTTGGGTGAGTTATATCGAAACTCTTTGTCGTAGCCGCAAAACTACCATTAACTTGAAGCCTATAAGTAGTATTACTTACTGTATTTATACCTACATAAGTACCATCATCAAAGATTTGGCTATTTGTTACTGATTTAGTGCCATTCCATTTCGTAATATAATTTAAAGTACCATTACCAGATACTAGATTTGCGGCAGTAACGTTTCCTACTACTATTAAATTTCCATCTGATTTAATTGTGTCTTCTGCGGATCTGTAAAAATTAGCTTCAGCATCATTACCAAAACTCATTCCACTTACAGCGGTCACAGAGGAAGTTGGACCTATATTTAATAAAGCTGGCGGAGTATTTCCAGCATTTCCTGCTATATTTAAACGACCTTCTTTGTTAAGAACCATCGCTATTCTGCCGCTAGAATAGAAATAAGTTTGCTGTACGGAAGCTCCATGATTAAATAAAACTAATGATGGAGCATTTCCATCTGTAGTTGTCGCATAAGGACCAACATAAGCGACATTTAAAGAAGTAATTCCAAGCATTTCAACAGCTAGACCAGTACTGCTAGTGAAAGCAACAGAGCCGCCTGAAATTTGTAGTTTATGTTGTGTGTTTGTTAATCCTATTCCAACGTTTCCGTTATTCGCAATTGTCATTCTGGTATTAGCAGCAGATCCTGCTGATGTACCAAATTCAAGTCTATAATAGTCTATTCCAGCACCTTGTATACCTCTTACATAAGCTGAATATGGATAATATGTTGATTGAGCGTTGCCTAATTTTAATTCAGCATAGTAACCATCAACATTGCCATCTACTGATACTAAAATCGTAGAAGGAGAAGCCCCTTGGAATGTAGCTACTGGATCAGTTCTGTTATAATAAGCTGTACCATTAGAAGCTATTACTGATAATTTATTTAATGGCTCTGTTGTGCCTATGCCAACTTTACCTGCTTCATTTATTGTTATCTTTGCATCTGATAAAGTAGCATTGCTAGAACCAGCTTGAGGTCCATTTAAAATGTGAACTTTGCCTTGAGCGTTGCTTGAAGTTAAATCTGTTCTTTCAAAAACAATGGCAGATTTTCTATATAAGTTATTGTCTTCTCTATATCCAAAATGTATACCGCACCAATTTCCAACGCCTAATGACGTTGCTCCAACAGTTACGAAATCATTACTTGAAGAAATAGCATCAAGAGGTTTTTGAGGAATAGTTAAACCTACACCTACATTACCATTGCTTAAAATACTTAATCTCTCAACCCCCGCATCATCATCAATAAAACGTAAACGATCATTTGCTATGATGGTCCATTCGCCATCTATATTCTTCATTTTGATTCCAGCATTACCCGCGCCAGAATTTCTTGCGTAGAAGAATGTATTACTAGTATTTAAATCATTATATAAATAAACTTGCTCGCCACGAACGTGCAATCTTTGCGCTGGGCTTGTTGTATTTATTCCTACATTGCCACCATCAGGATTTAATAACAATGAAGTAGCAGAACCGGGGAAAGCAGTTAATGCTTGAATTTTATCAGTAACATAAGTAATTCCACCTAAAGCAGTTGTACCAATAACTTTTAATTGCGCCCATGAATCTACGGAACTTGTACCAATTCCGACTTTGCCTTCAACAGTTAAGCCATTTGCAGGAGCGGCGACATTGAAAGAGTTACTACCTATGCTTGCCGCGCCAATTACAGAGAGTTTATTAGCTGGATTGGTCGTGCCAATTCCTATTTTATTATTAACTAAAACAAAGTCGCCGCTATTGTACTGTCCAGCTACAATACGGTCATCAGCAAAAACTTCCAACACAGGAAGACCTGCTCCATTATTAACAGAGAAAAGCGAATCACTTAAATCATCAACAACGGATAATAAAGTTCCATTCGTTCCATCTACTCTTAGGACAGTTTCATTAGCAATAGAAGAAACGATATGAAGCTTGCCACTTGGCTGAGTAGTGCCTATGCCTACATAAGATCCGGGTTTGATCTTAATTGCAGTTTCCCAATTAGTTGCTGAAAGATTTCCTATATTAAGATTTAAATTATCTGTATAAGAATCAGGATATAAATTAGTTAAAAGTTGAACGTAGCTTAAAGCTCTAATATAGCCACCTGCTATAAATGCACCATCTGTTCTAATAGTATCTTCTGCCGAACGATAAAGATTAGCTTGCGCATCTCCGCCAAAAGTTATACCACTTGCTGGTCCTGTAGAACCGGCACCACCAACCGACAAGAGAGTAGTTGGAGAAGCAGTTCCTATACCTACATTACCACCATTAAAATAAGATGTGCCATTTGCTTGAATATCTACTTTGGTAGTAGTATCACTTCTCATTAACAAACGAGCATCATTAGAAGCATTGGTTGAAAGTATAAATGTATTTTTGCCAGCAGTATTAGGCGAAATATATACATCTCCATTTACATCTAATTTAGCACCGGGACTTGCTGTTCCTATTCCAACTTTTCCATCATAAGTGAATCTAACTGACTCCGTTAAACTAGTATCTCCAGTAGCTCTTCTAGATGAAAAAGCTAAATCGCCTAATCCATATCCATTTCCATTCAAGAACAAAGATTTAATTGCCCACTGAGGAGTATATGTTCCAGCATCATTTACATTTGCAAACAATACTGAACCACCTTGATTTGAGTTATTTAAAGAACTTGCTACTAATATTGAGCCGCCTTTGTTACCTGCATCAGTTACATTTGCGGTTGCTTGATTTGCGCCAATTACAGTAAGTTGATAATTTGGATTCGTAGTTCCAACTCCAACATTATTGTTGCCCATCAAAGTTAAAGCAGGAGTAGAGTTAATTGCAGCACTAGAATTGGTATAAAATTTTAATCCCCATCTGTTACCTGCTACGGCTGAATAATATTGGGCTATTCTTGCTGCAATTTTATGAGCTTCATCATCATAGAAATCAATTCTGTTCTCTGTATTTGTGCCATAACCAGCAGAGTGTTCTAAAACTAAAAGAGTTTGATCTCCTGCACTAGCATTTTTAATATGAACATTTCCTGAAAGATTTGCAGATATTCCTGCGCCAATTTTACCATTTGAATCAACTATTAAATCATAACCATTACTTCTTGAAATACATAATGGGTCATTTGTTTGAGAACCAGCGACACCAATCCATCCAGTAGCTGTAAGCCTAGTTAATAAAAGATGTTTTGAATCTGATAATGAAGCGGCATCATTTAATCTAAGAGTAGATCCATTTGCTGTAGCTGGACCAGTTATATCTAATTTATAAGCAGGAGCAAATGTTCCTATTCCTACTCTTCCTGATTCAGTAGTATATATTTGTTTTGTATTTTCAGAAGTAGAAGTGACATAAGTATAAGGCGAAGTCCATGAACTTGAAGATAATACAAAAGAATTTGGTGTTGGGCCAGTTGACGTTACCGTAATTACATTAGCGTATCCAGTGCCATAACTACCATTTACTAATCCATTAGTTTTTAATACTAAAGCTACTGATCCATAACCATTTGGAGCAGTGTTAGACATTACATTTAATATAACATCATCAGTATTACAGTTATAAGTAGAGCATTCTAATAACTTAACATTGCCCCACATGTCAGTTGGACGGTAAGAATTAGAAGCATTAGCAACAAAAATACCATTCCAAGATACATTACCACCATCAACAGTAACTTGTATAAGCTGATTAGAGTAACTATTATTTCCTAATAATACCGTATATTGACCCCAATTTGCAGTAGTTGATTTAGCGACAGAAGAATAATAAGCATTATTTCCGTTATAAATTAAGCCAGCAACTGTAAGAGATCCATCTGTTTTAATTGTGTCTTCTGCTACACGATATAGGTTAGCTTGAGCATCATTTCCAAAAGTTAATCCGCTTGCTGCGGTTGTAGAACCTGCTCCTCCAATACCAAGTAATGTTGCGGGACTAACTATACCTATTCCAACTTTGCCAGCATTAGTTATATTTAATATTTTATTTGCAAGAGGTACTCCGGGAGCATCATTTCCGATAACATAAGTACTTGTATTATCTGTTGTTACTCTTGTGCGCCAAGTATTAACTCCCGCATGATCAAAATAAATGTAATCACTATCGGCTGATTGATATACAGAAAGAGTTCCACGAACATCTAGCTTGGTCTGAGGATTTGTTGTACCTACACCAACATTTCCGCCTCTTAAAATAGTTAATCTTTGCTGCAATCCACCAGCAACAGAAGGACGAGTATAAAATCCTAAAGCGTAACCATTATCATTTGCATTTTCATTGTAAGCTGCTATTTGAGCATTTTCTTGAAGTTCATTTCCAGCAGTTCTTCCTTTAAATACAATAGATGATCCAAAATTAGTAGTAGTAGCACTAGCATAATCAGAATTAAGCGTTAGCATTGGCTGCAAAGTGCCTGAAGTAGCAGGAACTTTATATAGATCTAATAAGTAGCCCGGATTAAATGTGCCAATACCTACATTACCATTAGAAGTGTCTATACGAACTCTTTCTGAACCGCCTCTAAAAACAATTGCTCCATTTGCAGAATTACTAATTACTCCAGTTGTATTTTCTTGAGCTATATATAGATAATCACTGCCAGCACCAACACCATCAGTACTATCTGGATCTAATACTAAATAAGACCTTCCTCCTATTAAAGTGTCTTTACCTAATAGATAACCTCTAGCTCCATCATCTCCTCTTAAATTCCCTTGAACAAATACGTCTCCTTTTACATCTAATTTATATTGAGGATTTGTTGTACCTATGCCTACATAATTACTAGTTCTAAAATTTATTGGAGAATTTAATTGATAAACTCCAGTACTAGCAAATCCATAATTTAAACCAGTAGTTTGATACGCTGACCAACCTTGAGAATAATCGCTAGAACCATTTCTCGTTGTAATGCAGTCTACAGTAAATCTATTAAAATAACTAGAATCTCCACTATTTCCAAAACAAATAGCTAAATTATTGTTGGCATCTTTAGCAAGGTATTTTGGCGAACCATCATTTCCTAAATCAATTAAAGAATAATTGATGGGCGCATGGCTAGGACCGTAATCATAAAAAATAACTTTAAAATCGTAAAGTGAAGAATTTCCATAGTTATATCCTTTTACATGGACAATTGACATTTCATAATTAACACCTAATTTAAAAGGAGTTTGAATTACATAACCGCCAACACCATAATTATCTAAATTAAAAGTAGTAACATTTTTATATTCTTGAAATACTCCTCCATTTGCTCTTTGAGAAAAACTTCCATGTATTCTTAAAGTAGAATTAGGAGATACAGTATTTATTCCTACATTTCCATTTGCTGCAATACGAAGTCTTTCGTTACTTGTAGAAACTGATTCAGTACCGGCAGTATTATTTGTATAAAATATTAAAGATCCTCTTCCGTAATTATCTGTTCTTTCAAAACCAATAGAGCCTTTTACTCCATACTGAGTCGATTCGCCAGCAGCAAAACCTATGCCTACTATATTGCCGGGGTTAAGTGTACCTAAATTAGTTAATTGAAGTTGATTAAAAATTTGAGAAGTTCCAGTCTCAGAAAATATATTTAATTTAGATACTGGATTTGTTGTGCCTATACCAATGTTACCATCTTCTCTTTTAATATTTAAAGATCGATAATGCCCACTAGCATGATATGTTCCAAGAGATACCGTGTTTGCATCAGCATCATAACCAATATAACCTCCATAACCAGTATTTCCATAAGCGGCTCTTTCCTCTGAAAAGACTATTCTTTTAAAGTAAGTATCATTTATGTCCAACAACATCCAAGGTTCATTATTACTTGGATCAGAAATATGAAGTTTAGCAACTGGATTATCTGTTGCTATGCCAACATTTCCTTGCTGAGAAACCACCATTTGCTTGGAAAGTCCGCCGCTTACATTCCATACAGCAAAAGTATTATTCGCATCTGCTCCAATTGCTCCTTGGCCAGTAGCACTAGCCGTTCTTCCTAGAACTAATTGAATAGAGGCATTAGCAGTAGCAATTTGTGCGCCATAATTAACTCTCTTATTAGCAATTGGTACGCCAACTCCTAATTCATCAGCTACATAAAGATCTGCTCCAATATTTAAATTAGTAGTGACTTCTAAAGAGCCATCTGTTTTAATTGTATCTTCAGCAGATCTATATAAATTTGCTTGAGCATCTCCTCCAAAAGTGATACCGCTCGCTGCTGAAGTTGATCCAAGTCCACCAAGAGAAAGAAGTGTTTGTGGATTTATAGTTCCAATTCCAACTTTACCATCAGGTTTAAAAATTGCTAATCCGCTAACTCCAGCAGCTAAAATTATTGAACTTGGATTAAGTGTCGCTAAAAGTAGATCCTCAGAAAAGCCTCCGGTAATTGCAGAAGATGCACCTATACTAAATCTTTGATTTGTACCTTTGAAAAATTCAATTTGTGGACCAGCACCATTTCCCGTACTTCCAATTATTCTAACTGTAGAAGTACTTGTCGCTGCACCTGTGTTAGCTACTACCAATCTTACATTAGGATTAGTAATACCTATACCTACATTACCTTGAAATATAGCTTGTCCGTTTGATAAAGTAGTAGTCTGATAAGTATCTCCAACTGCTAATCCTCCATAAATTAAAGAAGAAAAAGATGAATTATTTATTCCTGTAGTTACTCTATCATATCCAATCCATTGATTTCCTTTACCATCTATTCTTAGTGGTCCCATTGCAGTATCAAAAGAAATAAGAAAAAGAGAAGCTTTTTCGGCATTTGTATCTGATGCTTGGAATCTTGGTAATTCAAGATTCATTATTCCGTAAATATCAACGCTAGATGGTCCTCCGTCCGCAAGATCAATAATTTTAAATGCTGGAGTTGAAGTCCAAGTGCCGGGATAAGTTAATGTACCATGTCTTAAAATACCCAAAGAATAGTCTATGTTATTGCCAGAAGCATTTTGTCCAATTTGCAAGCTATAAGTAGGACTTGTTGTTGAAATACCGACATTGCCATTAGAAGTTATACTCATTAGAGTATTTCTTCCCCCTCCCCCAACAGTATTTTCGGTGCTAAAATATAAACTTTGACCAGTTGCCCAATCAAAATAATTTATTCCATTAGTTCTAAATAAAGAAATTCTTGCATTATTTCCTTCAGTAATTAACTCTCCACTTGCTCTTACTGTACCAATTACATCTAACTTATAAATTGGATTATCTGTTCCTATTCCAAGGTTTCCTGCAACTGCATTAATATGGGAATCTCCATTGGCATTTAAAAGAGTTTGAGATCCAGCAGTGCCATCTCCTTTAAATATTTGAAAATACTTCCCACCGTTTGTATTTGTATTTCTAAATAATCTAAAATAAGCATTAGCACTAGAAATGTCAGGATAGTCAATTTCTAAAAATGTATTATTATTTGACCCATCACCAACTTTAAAATTAGCTCCATCTCTTGTTAAAATCTTAACGGCACCAGTGATTGTTAATTTTTCAGAAGGATTACTTACTCCAATTCCAACATTTGCATTTTGAGACACACTCCAAGCCAAATTACTTGGACCTCTTGTAAATAAAACTGAATCACCACTTATGAAGTAAAGTCTAGCAGAAGAAGTGGCAAAACCATCTGCATTTTCAAAATAAATACCCCCCTGAGAACCAGTAACTCCTTGCTTTAAAAAAAGAACATTACCATCTGCTCCAGATACATGTAATCTTCCTGCTGGAGTATCGGTTCCTATGCCAACATTTCCTCCTCCTAAATTAAATAAAATATTACTATTAGCTCCATCAAAACGAACTCTTGGAGCAGTGTCAATTTCTCCACCTCTTTGTATCTGTAAATTGGTGTTTGCATTGTCTACATAGTAATACCAATCGACAGAACCTGCTGTAGTAAATGCCATTCCATTCTCATAAGAATCAGAAATTCTATTTAATACTAAAGAAGAAGCTCCTCCTCCTTGACCATCAATAGTAAAATTACCATCTGTTTTAATCCTTGAGGAAGATATTCTATATAAATTAGCTTGACTATCTGCGCCAAAAGTTATACCACTTAAAGCAGTAGTAGAACCCGCACCGCCAATTGATAACAATGTAGATGGAATTTCTGTACCTATCCCAACTCTTCCACTTGGATCAATTGTTACTCTAATCTCAGCCGTTGATGCATTACGAGTTCCAAATTTAATATAACTTCCCGGATCACCATAATTTGTAATAGAAAAAACATTAGCATTTAAACCTAATGTAGTACTTGAATCGTCACTAGTTGAATTACCAAAAACTAATTGGGTGGCCGGATTTGTTGCCCAATTTCTTATGTATAAAGAAGCTACGCCACCGGGATTATCATTTCTAATAATAGCATTTCCGCTAAAAACTTCTAGTTTGGCAGAAGGACTTGTCGTACCTATTCCAACTCCAGTTCCTAAATCATAAATACTACCTGTAATTAATTCTTTAGTCCCGTTCCAGCGAGCGGTCCAATTAGCCACTCCTTGACCAGATAAGAAAGTGCTACCTGCATAACCACTTAGAGAATTAATCCTAGCGTTAAGAGTCGAACCTGTGGCAGCTAGGTTCGTTATCGTCGCGAAGGTCGCATCAGAGTAACCGCTAAGAGAATTTATCCTATTATTTAATAAGGTTCCAGTAGCAGCAATTTGTCCACTCAAAGCTGCAAGATCAGTATTACTTGAATCTGCTTGCCACATCACTCCAGATGACGTAGCTGTTAGGACTTGACCGGCAATTCCTAAACTGTAAGAACGATCAAATATAAAACCAGATATCTGAACGCCCGTAGTGAATAATTCATCTATAGCAAATTGCGCCATTTTAAAACCTTATACCTTATTATTATTTACACAAAAAAATCTTTAGCCCCCTAAAAATCGAGAGCTAAAGATTGCGTTTCTAATATTTTGATCTAATATTTAGACCTGCATCTTTGGGAACGGAGGAATTTCTGGTCCCTTTGCGTTGCCAATTGCGGCTTGAAGAGCAGCAGTACACTTGTCAAGGTATACATGCTCATCATAGCTCAATCTGCTTTGACGACCCAAGCCCACAAAAGTATTTAGGGCAATTTGTGGCGTAGGATCTGGCAGATCTCTTACGGATGGAGGTTGCTGTGGTTGCTGTTGATTAGTCTGTTCCATATATTTGTATTATCTTCCTTCGGCTAAAATTTTCTTTACAGTATCAGAAACACTAGTATCTAAAACTTTCTTGGTGCTGGATACTCTCAAATAAGAATTATTGTATCTGCGAAACTCGTTCAACAATCGCTCTCTTAGCATCTTCATATTGTCAACAGGAATAAGATTCATCTTAAGAGCATGATTTTGAAGGTCGCTTTTAGTCATTGCATTTAGCTGACTCCAATACTCATCTTCACTAAAAGTACCATATTTATCAGCACCAGAATCACCAAGAATTTGGTCAAGAGTTTGATACTCTTTTTCTTCGATCTTGGCGTGAGTTTGACTCAAGTCGTCAATCTTTTGCTTCTTCTTTTTAGCCATACCTTATATTAATACATATAGTTAAAAATGTAAAATAAAAAACCCCGGAGGGGTTGCCTCCGGGGTTAAAACCTAACTTAGATTTTATACGTCATCGAATCTCATACCGACGACAGCGCGAGCGTCGATACAGATACGGCCTTCCTCTAGGAATCCGTAGAATCCAGTCTTCTCGGCGCGGGTGATGAATTGATCATCAGGGAGAACAGTGAGTTGTCCACCGCTCTCAGCGTTTGTAGCAACTGGGCGAATGAAAGCATCGCGGCTTAGATCAAGTCCGATAGCAATTTCCTCTGTGCTGGCAAAAGCAGCAGCGGTATTTCCGTTAATATCAGGATAAGTGTTAGCACCAGTAAAGTTACTGAGAAGAACGTTATACTTTTGGCTTGCACCCAACTCAAGCAACTCAATGATATTGATGCCAAAGAGGCTTTCCATACCACCGCCTCTGAAGATCTCAGTGCGAACATCCTCAGACAATTGAGTTTGAGTAGTAGAACTGGTTCCAAAGAGAGGATTGAATGAGAACTGACGAATCTTAGCTTTAGCTTCAGGACTGACGAAAAGATCAGTCAAGCCGCGAGCAGAATTATCAGAAGGAGTACCACCAGCAAAAGAAACATTAATTCTCTTGGTGCGGAGGATCAATTCATTTAACATTTGAAGATTAAATGTAGCTCCAGAGAAAGTTTGAGAAGGAGAGAGAATGTGCTTCAAAGCTCCAGAAGTTCCGAAAGCAACTGAACGTCCATCCTTGGTGGAGGCGTTGGCTAGAGCCTTAAGAATAACAGCCCAAGCATTGCGCTCTTGCTTAACAAGAACCTCTTGAGCCATGCGATCCAAAGCTCCGCTAACTACGTCAAGACGAGCTTTGCGAGCATACTTCTTGTTGAAGGAAACGGCAGAGTCAAGACGGTAAGTAGCAATCTTCAACTCTTGAACTGGTTGATCCATGTAGTTGGAGGGTAGACCACCAGCAACATTTTGTGCCCAGACGGAAACTAGACCAGCAGCCTCATTGTAATAGAGATCAAGAGGATAAGAAGGACTATCGTCCTCATTAAACTCCATATCTCTATAGATCATACCGGCAGTACCAGCTTGAGCGAGTACCTTTTGGATAACTGGTCCAACGAAAGCGGCCAAAGCCTCCATAGCTTCAGCGGACTCAACGACATTGCGAGAACCAACCTTTTTGATTAGCTCTACTTGTTCTGGCGTATTTTTTAATTTAAGTCTCATATTATTTAGTTAATTAGTTAGTTGTTCTTGTTGGTTATTATAGGTCGAGGTTCAATAAGGCATAGCCATCAGTATCAGCAGAACCTAAATAAGTTCCAACCTTAGCACCACCGCTACCACCATAAATGACAGCATTGGTTTCCAATTCACCATTAGCATTGATGAAAGCAGAGTTACCAGCGGTAGCTCCAGTTGCATAAGCCAAGATGATGCCGCGCTTGAGAACGGGAACAGTTTGTCCAGAGACAACTGCGCTCAACTCAGCAGCTTTGCGAGGGTTATAGATAAGTTTCTCGCCGTTTTCGTCTGTTTCACGAACGTCATTGAGAAGGATTCCGATAACCTTGCCCAAGTCTCCAGTGCCAGCAGTAGTAACGCGAGCAGTGGTGGAATAACGATCAGAAACGACGTTGCTGTAAGAAGCTCCTACAGCACCATTTGATAGAATGTTTAGAGCGTCGTCAGTGTTTCTCCAACCTGAGCCAAGGACTTTAACGAAAGTTCCTTTGTTTACAGTTTCGAGATCAAAAGCGAACATGTTGATAACTTCATGCTCACCATAACCACGAAATGGTTTAATTAATCTTTTAGTAGATGAATATGGCATAGTGTTTTCCTATTATATATTTATTGTTTGTTTATTTTGTAATAACGAAGCCTTCGTCATTAAAAGCTGATTGATATTTTTGCTTAATTGTCTTTGATGGAGCAACAACGCCAGCAGTAATCTTGTCAGTTTGCTGAGTTCCGTTGCTAATAGCGTCATCAACGACAGTAGCATTTTCGGTAGAAGCAACAGATTGCTTGTCCTCTGTAGCCATTGTCTCTTTTTTCTCTTCTTTTGGCATCTTAGAGGCTTTATAAGCTTTGTTCTTCTCCTTCATTAGAACGCCCATTTTCTTTTTGTAGGCGGCGAAAGAATCATCGTCTAAATCTCTGATATCGTTAGCAATTACTTCCCTATCTTCTGAATCAAGATCAAACTCTTCATCAAGTCCAGCCATTCTGGAAGAGAATAGTTCTTGCTTCTCCTTAGAAGCTTTTTCTTGTTGTAGGGTTTCTAAAGATTGCTTGAGGGTCTCAAGTTCTTTCTTTAGGTTTTCAGAATCAGTAGAGAGACTAGCGTACTTCTCTTCAGCATTCTTGATTGCGTCTTCTTTTGCTTTCTTCTCAGCAGCAAATTTCTCAGAGGCTTCTTTGAGTTGCTCTCCAATGAAATCTCTGATGGAAGAAGCGGTTGCTTCTTTAAGCAACTCATCAGTAATTTGCGATACTTCAGATATTTTCATATTCTTTCTTTCGATAATTACATTAGATTCTAGGGTTTGTGAAATTTCTTCTGCTTTTTGCTGTATCATTTCTTCTGATTCTAGTTTTTTAATACTAACACCGGCGACATCAGCGGCGGGATTCGCAGTTAAGCCAACTCCTAAAGGAAGCACTCTTCCTTTAATTTTACGGTAAACAGATTGATTTTCGCTTATTCTTCCGCTGCCGCCATATCCGGTTAATTTACCTTTAATTTTTTCAATCTCTTCTTTGTCAGAAATGATGGAAGCGTTCTCTATATTTTTCTCGCCGCCTTCTAAAACAGCTATCTCAAAATCATTAAATCCTAGCTCCCAAGAGGCACTAACTTTCATGTAGTTATTGGAAGTAGGATCATTTGACTCTTCTATTACATTTGCTAGATCTTTATTTACGATTTTCCAAACAACGCCGCCAAGAGTAATGTTGTATGGCTCTTTTTTATCTTTTACTTGCTCTTCTGTAAGAGGCAAATCCGTTCCAAACTCAGAAAATCCTGCTGATAAAATAACACCAACTACATTTGAGCGATTATGTTCAATGTTAATTGGTTTATTTATAAAATTTTTGTATACTTCAGCGGCAATAGAAGAATCAATTACATCTCCATTTTTATTAACACGATTTACAACACAAGCATTAAATGCAATAGGCAAAAGATCCATATTAGAATCAGCATTGACTTCAGGAATGAAATTTCCTACGTCAACTAGACTGGCTAATGATAGATATTTATCTTTTTCCTCAGATACTAAAGGTCTTATTGAGGAACTAAACGTTGTTGAAAAATCAAAATTCATATTTATTCTAGAAAATAATTAATACTGCCGATTGCACTAGCTGTAGAAATTGCTACTCCTGAAAGATCAGGAACTCTAACAGGTACAGAAAAATTACAATTACCTTGAGCTACATAAGCTAAAACATTTCCAGAAGTAACAGAAGAAGCATTAGTTAAAGTTATAGCAGAATTAGTAGCAATAACATCAGTAATATAAATTCTACCAACAGTTGGCGGCTGGATTACAACGCCGGTAGTTGTAAAATTAACAGTACTGATTGATACTGAAGGAACTCCGTTTCTTATAAATTCTTTCATTTTAAAGTTAGTAAATATTTAGTTTTATTAACGCTTCCTAAAATTTCATCTCTGATATTTAGAAGATCAGTATCCTTAGCAGGGTCTAGCTGAGAAGGTAGATCAGAGTTAAGGAAAGAAATAAAATTATTCATTGCCTCCAATGGGCTAACGGATTTGTAATTTTGAAGAGTTAGCACAAATGAATCTTTTGCAATGATGCGCCCATATTTACCCATGAAAATTTCAACAAATTCATCAATATGTCCAGAAAGGCTATCATATAATTCTCCAAAACTCTGATGCTCTGAATAACCATAAGTTTGCCAATGGAAAATTTTGACTTGATTTTGAAACTCCAACATTGCAGACAGTATATTCATATCCTTTAGTATTTATACACTCTTTAACCTATTTGAACTAACTGGTCTTGCGTTTTAGTAAGAAGATCTCCCTTTTTGTATGTTGGACCTTCATTTGTAACTTCATAAGAAATCACTTTACCCATGCGATTGGGTAAATCTTTAATTTCTTTTATAACTCCTTCGCTTCCATAATGATCACAGTCTTTGTTTACGTTCTTAACCATATTTCCAACCATAAACATTGGTCCCATAGGATAAGAAGCATCGCTCTCTTGAGCGAACATTACATAATTATGTATCATTATCATGTAATCTTCTGTGATAGCAATTTTGGCTTGCAAAAAAGGTTCTGTTAAGTTTTCTTTAATTTTCTCATCATTAATGGCGTTAAGAATATTTTCGGCATGAGTCTTAATCGAAGCAATTGAACCCAAAGACATTTCTAAATACTCATTTTTATACTCTTCCATTTCTCCTTCTTCATCCATCTCTTCCATTTCTTCATCAGGTTCAGCTACAATCTGAGCTAACTCAGGATAAAGAGCCAAAATCTGTTCTTCTTCTAAAAATGTAATGCCATCCCAATCTACTTCTTCTGCTTGAGCCTTTTTGAGAGCCTCTTTATCTGGATAGTCTTTATCCCCCGGCTTTGCTGGTTTATAATTTTTACCAAGACGTTGTTTCTTCTTTTGGATATTGTACCACAAGCCTTTATTAGCCTCTGACTCCATAGCAACTGAACCTTCGACTGGAGCGGAGCTTCTCCATTGTCTGCATGACCAATATTTTGCTTTCCATTTAGGGCCGGGATTTTTATCGCAACCGTGTCTAGCTCTAAAGCTCTTTCTTCTTGCGGGATCGTCTCTTTTAATTTCCATGTTTGGATCACCGAAATTAACTTTAACGATATTACCTTTGTCGTTCTTTACATAAACAGAGAACTTTTTTGGCCCTTTAGGAGTTCTAAAAGGTTTATTGAGAGTCTTCTTCTCTTTATCTGCGGCGATAATCTTAGAGGAGATATCTATTTCTAGTTCTTTGTTTTTCATATTAAATATATTCTAACCAGTTTGCTTTTTCTTGCTCTGTATCTAAGTATAAATCATTCTCATCTTCAAAATCATAATCAAGATTATAGTCTTGAATATCAGTATCTGCTTGAGAAAAGTCATCATCATTTGGCTCCCAAGAATCAGAGATATCAATCTCTGAAGCTCTAGCTACATCGCTATCAGCTTTGCGATAAGAATCTTTAACTGGTTTGCCAGCCATCATTCTTAAAAACGTATTTACACGGGCCATTGCCCATTGCCCTCTGGTCTTTCCGGGTCTATGGCTTGAACTAAAAGCACCTGCGCCTCTGCGGTATACTTTCTTTAATTGAGAAAGAGAAACTTTTTTAGAATATTTGCTGTTGTGTTCTTTGACTTTAGCTTTTAGAGCTTCTACTACTTTAGCAGAAAACTGTATTGCTTTGTCGCTTTTTGTACCTGCGCTACCGGCAGGATTTTTCGCAGATCCTTTGCGTCTTTCAGAGGGTTTCGAAGGGGTCTGAGCAGAGCTTTTAGGCCCAGACCTCTTTGATTCTAAGATTTCAATTTCTAAACCCTGTAGATTCATATTTTGTAGCTTATTATTTATACACTAAAATTTACCGATTAAGGAAATTATAATGGACCGTTAGTATTAAAATTCGTGTAACTTAATCCTTTTAATAGTCCGCTCATGAACAAACCATTAGAATGAGGATAAGAATTTAGATCCATATCACAATAAAAACTAAAATCTAAAACAGCATTTGCACCGATTGAAGAGTCGTAAGACAAGTCTTTGAATTTTGCGCCTCTGATATCGTATCTAATAATCGTATCAGAACTCTTATTCATCTTGATAACAATATCGTATTTAGAATTAGACTTTATATCTGATAATAAATCTCCTGAATAGTTTAAATTCCTATAAATAGTAGAAAAAGACCCTTCAACAGTAATTGGAGTGTTTATTTGTCTATCTACGGGATAAACATAGCCTAATGTTTTTAAAGGCTCTCTCTCTAGAGGAACGCTAAAGTTGAAGCTTTGTATTGCAGCATCTTGAACTATTCTATTAGACTTAGTTTTAGAAGTAGAATTTACATCATAAATATCAATAACAATCTCACCGGGAAGCAAAACAGAAATAGCATTTCCAGTTTCTTCCACTAATGAATTGTAGTTTGGAATGTTGAAACGAACCCCAGTATTTAGTGAGCCACTTTTTGGATCTAGGTAAGGAGATGTTGCGTTTATTCCAGAAGAATAGTATATTACATTATGAGCCGCATAATTAACAGTAGCTTTAGGAAAATCATTTACTTGAGCCTGAACTCCATAAGAAGTTATGTAGCAATTGCCAAAAGCTAAGACTGGAAAGCCAGAAATATTATTTCCTATTGCGTCTGTATTATTTGGAGTGATAGTTAAGAATAAATTACGCTGATCTCTGTATTTGAATGGATATTTAAAGGTGTTATTGGTGGCTTGAGTTAGGTCTGTATTAAAAGCATAACTTTGATCTCCAAAAGAAAATCCAGAAAGGATATTGCCACTAGGATAAACTTGACCGCCATCAAATTGGTCTAAGTTTGGAGGCCCGAGGTTAACATAGAAGCCCATACGAGCTTCATTTCTCAAATCTTTTATGTTATAATTAAAACTAATACTAACATCAGGAGGGGTTAATGTATAATCATAAATTGCAGAAGCATTTCCAATCTCTGAGAATCTTAATGGCTGAGTATTGATTTGATAACTGAATTGATTTATTCTTTTAAGAGGTTGAATTAGATTGTAAACCCCAGTATTAAACAAGTTACCATTTGGATCAGAAAAAAAGTAACCACTCGCTGGAGCAGGTCCAACGAATAGCAATTCGTTATTATATATTACTCTATTTGTAGCCATTATATTTTGCTATGGTACAGCAAACTAGCCATGTAAGAATCGACTTGATGCTCGCAAGCTATTTCGTGAATTTCTTCAATTCTTTGAGGATTTTTATCTACAGGAGTTTCAATATATTCATTTATTTTAGAAGTCCAATTAGATTTGTCTTCATTAGCGACAATAATCTTAGTAATATCAAGGGCAACTTCTTTTTGTTTATCGTTTAGCTTTTTAAGCTTATGTTTCTTCTTTAAAGAAGCTTCTACTTCATCTCCTAATTTGCTTGTAGCTTCTACAATGTTTTTTAATTTCATAACACTGTAATTAGCTTTAGAAGAAGTGCCGATTGGCTTAACATTTTTGGTAGCTTGTTTAATCCCTGTGGTTCCTCCGGGTCTACCCGCTTCTACTTTAGGACCACCAATTAAGGGCTGATAAAATCCTTTGTCTTTCAAGTCAACAAACGATGTTTGAGACTGAACAGACTCATCTGGAGTTGGAAGGACTCCCGTTTCAATAGCCTTAAGACCCTCTTCTGGAGTGAGAACTCCAAGTTCAATAAGGCGAGTATAAATTCTGTTAAGATTTTGATCTGTCTTGAGATCCATATCCTCAAAGAAAGGAGTAGGAAATACTTTAAATCCAATTTCTTTAGAAATTCTTTTTACTTCAGGAAGCAGAAAGTCAGTTACGAAAGCTTGTCTAGCTTGTAATAATTTTTGACTCAATAAAGAAATCTTTGCGCTAGTGTTAGCAAATTTTTCGTTTGTTATTAAGATATTATTTAATCCAATATTAATGTCCTTATCAATTACTTCATACTTTTTAGGATCAAGAATGTCAGCAATTTGAGGGATAACAAACTCTGCTTTTGTTGTATAGTCTGCAATCAAAACTCTGCCAATTGATTGATTAGCAAAGAGATTTTGCATTGTTTTTAAGTTCTCTTGGTTAACGCCGCCCTTGTCAGGTTCAGCACCCATTGTTACGAGCAAGATAACTTGCTGGATTGTTCTTGTAAGAGCCATATCCATACGGCGCATTTCGATTTTTGCGCTAATATCTTCAAGAACTGGGAAACCCATAGGCACAGCAAAAGGTTCATAGTCTTGCTTTTTGTAGAATACAGCATAGAATTTCTTGGTATCCAAATGTAAGAGAACTGCTGTAGCTTTTCCTTTTAAAACTTGCTCTTTTACTAATGGATCAAGAGAGTCTAATATTTCTTTGTCTTCTTCTGTTCTTGGATGTCTGATTTGCTCAAGTTCATAATCAGTCAATACTTTATAGTACTGCCCTCTATTGAAAGAAAGGTTACCATTTACTTGAACATCTGCTGGATTAATAATTATGTATCTAGCAGGAAGAGAAACTTTTGCCGCCAAAGCTTCAGATCCGAAAACTTGGCTAATTTTAGACACATCTTCTTCTCTTATGGTAGTATCGTATCTATAAATGAAAACATTTCCAGAACGATAATACTCTCTAAAGAATTTATCTTGAAGAGCAGTAATATTTATCTTGTTAAATAAGGCTTGAAAGAAATCTCTTGCGCTTTTATTGCCACCTTTAAGATGAATGTTACCACAAGACAATTCTGACATTAGGTCAATGGTATTTCTAAAAAGACCAAAATTATAATAAGCTTTTTGGCATAGAATTACAGTATCTCTTACGTCAATATTAGACTTATTGTAATTATATCCAGTGGCATAGTTAAATGGCACCATTCCATCATCGATATTGCGAAAACGATCTGTTCTCTCAATCGTTGATGCGGCATTTCTACGGCTTCTTGTCTCGGTAACCCTGCTTGCTACACCGCCATGAGCAGGAGTAGAGCCTTCTACCATCATTGGAGCGAAAGAAGATTCCTCAATTTTTTCTTTTTTAACCTTTGCCATAAGCCTAATAATTAATTACACATTTTAAATTAAAATTGGTGTAAATCCCGCAGCTACTATTTTATTTTCAGTAGTCATGATATCATTATAGCATTTGGAACCCCATTTCGCTAACATTAAAGCCGTGTAATTATCTTTTCTTGCTCTGTTAGGGGAATTGGAGCGTTTTAAGTGTTGAGGTAAATCAAAATTAACAGATCCACGGCTGCTAGTAGTAAATTCTACAAGCGAGCATTGCTTTTTGGTATTGTAAACCAATAAATCTTGATGTTCTATAAGGTCTAGCTTATTCCAATCTTTAATGTCTTCTATGAATATAAGATCTTCAGGTATTCTCTTGTTTATTTCTTCATTAAAGAAAGATTCATTGGCTACAGTTTTAGATGCGAACCAAATTTTCTTATAGTCAATGGCTGCTTGCAGATTTTCGTTACCTCTTCGAATAAATGTAGTTGTGAATACCTGAGTTACTGCTATTTGCCTATTCTCAAGATTATATTGACTCTTAGCCTTCTGAACCATCTTCGTATATTCAATACCCTCAAGATCAGAATCGAAGTCAATAAACTTTATCTTCTCAGATTCCGAGTTTACATACTGAGATTCATTATAAGTGTTGAAGAAAATATCAGCACCAGCATTATCGCAAATGATATAAACAATATTAAAGCTAGTCATTAAGTAATGAAAATATTTAATATGACTATTTAAGCTTCCAAGACCTGCGTATGCATGAACAAGAACATCATTCTTATTTTCTCGGTCTATTTCTAAAATTGCCATTGCAAAATAGTCAGCATTTGGACTGTCGCTCATGTTAGGGTCCATTGCTAAGATATATTGCTTGCCAGAATCTCCTCTGATTTGAGAATGTGGCCTTTCTTCAAACTTAAGAGTGCATTCTTCCATCTTCTTCATGCTGAAGTAAGAATCGCTACCGTCAGTAAACTGAGCGCAGTATTCTCTCAAGAAAGAAGCATGAGAAGAGCCACCGTTTTGAGCTTCTTCTGTAATAGAAGAGTCAATCATCTCTGGCGGCAAAGCTTCATAACTTAATTGTGATACAAAGTAAGTTGCACTTGTTGGTTCTTTGGAATAAATGTTGTCGCACCATTCTTTATAAGTTTTATAAAGGTTTTCAAAAGTATAAGAAGCAGAGGAAAGAGCAATCATCTTGGAAGTATTCTTAAATTCCATGCGATCAGCTTCTGTCATTGCGCCTTGGCGAATTAATTCATCTTCTTGTTCACGAATACTAATACGTTCTTTAATGTCTTGAGGAACAATCAAGAATGGCATCAATACGTTTTTAATAATATCTTCTGGCAATAATAAAAACTCGTCTAGTACAAGAACATTAGCACGGAAACCACGAATCTTTTCACCGCTTAGAGGAATAGCTTTGATAGAGCCTTCGTTTATTGACCAATCATATTCGTCATTGCGTTTTGATTTTGCGCCGAACGCTTGCATCAATAAATCTGCGCCTTTAGACTCAGTAATCTTTTCTATTGAATTAAAAATACTTCTTGCTGTTCTGAATGTAGGACCAGCAATTAGGATTTTGCTCTTAGGCTCAAAGATGCATTGCAAAAAACAGAATACCGCAGCAGAGAAAGACTTGGAAGCACCACGACCCCATACGTTCATGCAGAAATTGCGATTCAACATTCCTTTGATTACGATCTCTTGATAAGGCCATAATTTTATACCAGAAATTAGCTCTGTAGTTATGCCTATATTTGAACGCAAAAATTTAGCCAAAGTTATTTTGGCTTCTTTATCTTCAAGAGTATCTTTTAGTTTAGAATATTCGTCATTTAAGTTAGGAATTATTCTATTGTACTTTTCTGGGGTATACCACATATTATAACATCTTTAGATCGTAGCAAAGTTGTAGATCGTATTTAAAAAAGTTCTCATCAGTTGAGAACATCTTCTCAATAATCCTAACAGATTCCTTACGCCCCTTTGCAAACAAGAATTGAACGTGTGGATATTTTTGTATTAGCTCTCTAACGTTATGAAAAATAAATTCTGGATTTACCTTCGTTGCTTTCTTATACACATGAGGTAAATAGTTAAATGAGAGTGTATTGCTCAAGCTTTCTTCAACAATAATAACCATGTTAGCTTTTGCTTCGCTGGCTTTTTCAATCTCTCGACAGAATCTTTCGTACCCAGCACTCAAAGTTCCTATAAAATCAGAGATAGACTTTCTCTCAAAGTAAAGTTTGCCATCATAACTTGGATGACTAAATCCATAATCACCAAATTTAAGAGTGCGAACTTCAGAAGCCATGTTAAATATAAATGGTTTCTGTTCGCGGGTATCAATATAAATTATTGAGTCCTTAGTTTGTAGCTTGGGAAGGTTTTCCAAGCTCTTTGGATATACATATTTATTTTTAAATCCAATTTCTTCAGCAAGCTTATAGTAGTCGCCAAAAATTTCTTGCAAATAAATAACACTTGGACTTAGAACGCTCCTTAACTCAACTTGAGAAGGAGTATATTCTAGATTTTTCTTTTCTTTGCGTTTAACTAAAAAGTTTCTACAGTACTCTTGCTGTTTCTCTAAGGACTGAGCTTTGAGCCAGTTTTTAAGATTGTTTTTATTGTTAAAATCAGTAGAGAAATACTGTTCTTTATTTTTGTAATTGATAATAGAATTATCGAAGAGATCATAGCGAGGCAATTGCTGTTGATAATATTCAATTACTCTTATTTTATGAGCTTTAAGATGTCGATTAAAGTCTACATCAGTTTCATAAACTTTTTGACATATTTTACAGGTCTCAGCCATTTAACACCTCATCTTCTGAAATTCCCAAGATGCGACATTTGATTTCATCCATTGTAGAAAGCCTGTCGATCTCATTTTTAACCATTGCTTTTCTTCTTTCGGCAAGCTTTAGCAGTTGAGCGCGGGATTCTTCTTCTTTCCACATTTGAACAAGATTAAGAATGCTGGCGTTTTCTTTTATTTGCTTGCTAAGGCGATCACTGCGCTTTACTTTGAGGTCATTGAGAAGCTTTTGTTGGCGAATAGTAGATTGGTTATACTCGTCTCTTGCTCCACTGATAGCTTCAATAAGACCCATTGGAATTTTGCCGCCGCCATCTACTTCTACATCAATCTGATCTTGCAGAGTTTGAATTGTTTCTTGAATATTAGCTGAAATTACCACTTCAGTAGCCAACACAATGTATTGGTCTACTTCTTCTTGAGTGAGATCTGGTTTGTCAAACGTATAACGTACAAATGAGCTTTCAAATAATTCACGATCAATGTTAGAAGTATAACTATTTATCTGATGCAAGAAACGATAAGTGTGCATGTAGCCAATGATAGCATTAATAGCAGCTTTCTGGCGTGAAGTTACTTTGTCTTTATCAATACCTTCGTGAACATATTTATTTATGCGAAACAACATCCGCTCAAATGTCTTTGGCGGCATATATTCAGAGTTAGCAAGAGTCTCTACTTCTCTTTGAGATACTGGACCTGCTTGAATTACTTTCTGATCAAGAGTTTTAATGAAATCAATAACTGTACGAGTCTCTTGACTGAGACTAGTAAGATTTTGGTTATTAAAAATACTCTTAGTGATCTCAAGTGCGCCCATTGAACCGGCATTATTAGCAATAAATTCTCTCTGGTCTGGAGATAGTTCAATTTTATCTTTCGCTAAGTATTCGTAGGATGCTCTTGCTTTAATTTGTCTTGTTGACAAGAACTCTTTGACCTTTTTACCGTGCCAACTTCTACCGTCTGCGCCATCAACGTTAGGAAAAGCAAGCCTGACAAGTTCAAGCAAAGAAGGAGGATTAGTAGGACGATTGTTCCACTCATTTAAAATTGCCAATCTTTGTTGATCATTAAGTTCTTGAGGCTGGTTTCCATTTTCAGACATAAATTTCTACTTCTCCATTTACAATGCACTTCTTAGCTTTGACAATAATAGAACGCTTAAGGTTCTTTATCTGCTTGTAACCGGGGGAACGATTTTTTTCAGTAGTCTTAAATCCTAATACTTTAGCTACTTCTTCTTCTTTTTGATTTCTTAGACAAAGCATTTCATACACAACCCACTCTGCTGGCTTTAATACTTTCTTTAGTGCTGACGATAAGCTTTGTGTGCTTCTCAAAAGATCAAAGCCTTCGTTTGTCATGTCATGAACTTCTTTAATGTGATTTTCAAGAGGAAGAGTTACTTTTGTATTGAAAGCGTCTTTTTTATTATTCTCCCAATGAGCATACAAGGGGCACTTCTTGCATTGCTCACCATATATTGAACAAGAATCATCCCATTCTGCCGCCGCACACTTCAAACAAGGTCTAGCATAATTGCCATAGTTGTTTCTTATGATGTTCTTTATTTGATTAGAAATGATAATGTTTAACCAAGGGGCAAGAGGTTTCTTTGGATCATATAAAGTCCACTTTTTGTAAATATGAATCCTTAATATCTGCTCAACGTCCTCGAAATCAATCCAAGACAATGCAGCAAGGTTCCACTTGTTCTTGCGTTTGCGAATTTCTTCGTCTATTATAGCAATGTTCTTTTCAAATGATTCTTTTTGGACTTTATGAGCCATTTTATTTTTGTCTTAATGTACCGGCTTCTTGCTTAATCATTTTTAATATCTCTTTTTCAGAGAAGCCTTGTGGTTTTCTATCTATTGAACGGGAAAAATTATCAGGAAGTGAAGCGGCGATTTTAGAAAGAGATTCTTTTCTTGGTGAATCAAATTCAATATCGACATCTAGTCCGCCCCTTAATTCAGGAATGGGAGTTGACTCTTGGTCGTCTTCACCTTCATCATCATCTTCTTCATCATACTCTTCTTGAGCGCGGACTTTATTTACTTTTGCCTTTTTATCTTCTTTCTTTTCTACGACAACGCCATAGAATGCTGTACCACAGGCAGAGCAGAACTTTGGTTTCGCTTGCGTGTATAAATTAGGATTTCCACATTGAGAACAGTAAACTTTTTGCATAATTCATTAATTTATTATAGGTTGATAACAGTAAAAAGTAAGTGTAATTGTAATAGAATGAAGTATTCGTTCAAAAATTACGAAAAGGTCGAATACATTATCAATTGGGTTAAACCGCCCAAAGGGTGCTATGGTATATGCGATTCTCCAGAGATGGAAAATCCAAAGATTAAAATTGATCCAGCCTTAACCAAGCAAAAAACGATCAACATTCTAATACATGAAGTATTACACGCATTCTTCTGGCAAGAATCAGAAACAAAAGTAACTAAATGTGCTAATACTTTATCAAGACTTATTCATCAAAGGATGAAACAAAAGTTTAATGAATAATTGATTTGTATTTAGTGATCTTATCAACAATAAAGCGTGTAATGCCGCTTCTCATAATATCTTCTGGCCCAAGTTTAAAGTATTGAATACCATTATCACGACTATCTTGATCTTGGAAGATATCACAAAACTCTTTAAACCCAGATTTCTTGCCCAAGTCATTTTGCATGATAGTATCGCCGCAAATAAATAGTTTACTGAATTTACCCATACGAGTAGCAGCAGTAACGAGAGAATCGAACATCATGTTCTGACCCTCATCAAGAATTACAGAATTAACGTTAAAAGTATAACCACGAAGGAGAGAAACAGGATAGGTTTTAATCCTTTCTTGCTTATTTAGTAATTCGATGCTAGACTTATTTAGTAATTCTTCCAGCTTATCAAATAGTGGTACGTTATAAAAGAAGGTCTTTTCATCCAAATCACCAGTCAAGAAGCCAGTTTGACCATCTGTGCTTTGAATTAAGGATCGAATATATACAATATCAGATACTTTTTTAGCTTTTAGTAATTCTAGTGAACAGTAAACGCTTAATAGCGTCTTGGCTGTGCCGGGAAGCCCATCAAGAATAATAATATTGGTGCTTTTATCTAAAGCGGCAGCAATAATTTCTTCTTGTTTCGGGGTCCATTTTAGTTTACGAATTTCAAATTCATCTTTTAGCTTTTCCTTTTGAGCTACATGAGGGGAATTATCTTTTTTAGACATTTTGATTGTTATTATACTCTTTATTTAATGTATTATATATAGTGAAGAACAAATTACAAGTTACAGTTGTAAACCCTAGATCTTGTAGAAAGAGAATCTGTTGTGAGGGTTGTGAACTTGCATATAGTAAACAAGATTATTTATTATTCTTCACGTTACGCAAATTAGTTTATTTCAATATGCTTGCAGAAGATGGCAAATTAATGAAGATTTGCGATTCGTGTTTGGTGTCTCTCGCGTCGATGACTTGTGCGAAATATGATTTACCATATATAACTATTATAATAAAAGGAACAGAAAATACAAAACAAATAAATATAGAATACAGTAAAGACCCTGAATTTGAGAAAGAGTTAATTAAAGTATTTAAGAAGATTAAGTAATTCATCTCGCTTTTCGGGTGCCATATCTTCTGGCGGCGAGTTTTGTATTATATATTCCAGCATCTTAACGGCGGAATGATAATTGTTTCTATTTTTTAGGGAGTTGCCTTCATAAGAAACAATCTTAACATTCCCCGGCACATAGCCCTTATTTGGATCTATCCTATCTAACGATGCTGATCTTTTATTATCTATT